AAATAACAGCGTCAGCAGCATGCATAACAACATCGTAGACATCTATAGGTCTCAGTTTTCTGGTAGAAAATTCCGAGTTCTTTAGAGCCTTGTCTAGGACTTTTTTAATATTCGTTAGGGCTTTTTTAAGAGGCTCTGGGCCGGGAGCCTTTCCTGAACTCGAACTAAGATACGCGCCAGCAGGTCTAATTTTAGAAAAATCAAAAGTGACGTTTTTCCCAGAGTACTCTGAAAACAGGTCGCATTTATTAAAGTAGCTGCAAACTAAAACGCCAATAGCATCAGACCATCCCTCTATCGTATCAGGAATAGTGAACTTCTTGGTTCCATCTTTTCTGTATACCAACTCTGGCAGTTTGGCTACGTGGTGTTTTTGTACTGAAAACCCTACCCCACAACCGCAAAGAAGTAGGTACATACATTCTTGAAAAAATCTTGGCCTATCAATATATGAAGCTATACAGTTGTATACTCTGGCGTGGTGTTTAAAGATGGGTTTGCCGCCAAACTGTAGCGCTCTTTGAGAGCCTAAGACTCGCTTCTTGTACATCAGGTCGTATGCCCAATCAATATCTCCATTTGCTTCGGGGTATTGCTCGTGCATCATTTCTCTGACACGGGTAACAGATTCTTTCCAAGTTTCTCGCCTTTTCTTTTCAGGAATCCATCTGGCGTATTTACTAACGAAGGTGTAATTTTGTAATTCTGTGACCGACATTGCTTAAATTATCCATTCTTGGTCTGTGTGGCTAGACCTTCCCGAACCATTATAGACGAAAAATCCTCCCCGTCAAGGAAGACCCTGCCTACCGCGCGACCAAAGGTGAACACGTCTTTCATTTCTCCCTCTGGGTCTCCCGGTATGAATACTATGACCTCTTTGCCCATAAGAAGGTCTTCTGCAAAATCTTTTGCTTCTAGACCTTTAAGCTTTTCTTCTAAATCTTTGGTGCGTGTCTCAGGCGCCCAGCAGTCTTCAAGGCGAATTCTCATCTTTCTCTTAATGATAACATCTACTGTATCACCATCTACCACCCTGACCACTTTGGCCCTTGTGGAAAATCCTTCTGGTGGGGTTTCCATGGCTGTCTTCTTTCTGAACCTACCGGGTCCGTTATGTATTATCCTAGTTGCCATAATAAAAAAGGCCCACGGCTGGTGGGCCGTGGACCTGTAATTTTTAAGAACGACACAGAAAATGAATCAAGCACAACATAGTATCTAACGCCTATCTAAAGTAAAATTAAACATGGTCACAAGTGATGCTTGATGCTCATTGGCTTGCTGGATAAGTGTCGTTCTAGCTCTTCTGGAGGGAGGCAAATTTATGCGCCCGTCGCGTCTGAACTCTATAAAACCCAGCAATAGATATACACTATATTTCTTACTAACTCTAAGAACTTTTCAGGCTGCTCGCCAGTTGATTTAGGTGCGACAGGTCTGGCTCAATAAAGTTGACTTCAAGGCCATTTTTAGACAGGAACTCATAAACCAATCGGTCTTCTTCTACTTGGCCGTGAGCTTTGGAGCCTTTTGGAACATACCACTCATGGACGCCATTTTGCCACAATAGTTTTGCGCATGTGGCGCACGGCAAATGTGTAATATAAGCTGTATACCAATCGACCTGTTTAACAATCAGGTTGCTTATTGCGTTGGCTTCTGCATGAACTATAAATGGATATTTTCCCGGTCTTGTGGTAGGAAGGGCGCTATCATCTACCCCGCCGGGAAACCCGTTATACCCAACTCCAACAACTTCATGCTGACCATTAATTATTACACAGCCAACTTGAGTTTGGGAGTCGTGGCTTCTTGTAGAAACGTAGTGAGCGAGACCAATGAAATAATTGTCCCAAGACGGTCTACTTCTGATGTTCTTCATATAAGCGCTTCTTACTATTCCTAGTGCGTCTTTCATTCTTGAGACGCTTCCTATCTCGCTTACTTTTTTTTCTTATCGTTTTTCCCATATTAAAGTCTCACCGCAGTTAAATACCTATAAGCACGAACACTAAAAGAAAACTTTTTTGTAAGTCTAGAAATTACAACGTACCATCCGCCATCATGCATATTAACCTCTGATATCTTTGTTGGAACTCTAGTTATGCAGAGGTCGTAGACTTCTTCTTCTGCGCTGTCAATATTTTTTCTCTTCATTTCTTGTATAATACTATCGTCAAACTTCTTGTACACATAACTTCCTCTAAAACCCAGAAGTTTGCATGTAAACTCCATGTGGCTTGACGGAGAAGGATTGTTTTTGTCAATCTCGATTATTTTGTTGAGATTAGATACTACTACTCCAGAACGCTCGTATAGGCTTTTGAGAAAGAAAGCGTCTTCAATAAGCTTTTGCTTATGCTCTTCTGGTATTTGAATTGCGGGACCAGTCTTGCTGGTATACATATGAGACAAGATTCTTTCAAAAGGTTCTTGCCAGTCCTGTAAATCCTGCGCAGTAATTTCCTTAACCATTATGGCTCCAGTATTTCTAGTCCATGAATGCAGTGTCGCATATCTTCTTCTAGCGAAATTATCTTTTCAAACTTCCCTGTTGACATATCAAACATAAGAACTCTGGCTGGTGACGAGCCGACAAAGACAAGCTCATTCTTTCTCGCCAATCCCCGGTTCCAGTTATTCTCGGCAATTTCGTCAGCATAGTATTTCACCGCTTTAGAGCGTGGAATATCAACGGTTTTGCAAATTGAATTTTTGATAATTCCTAGTTTCTGCCAACCTGTCAGGTTGACTATTTGCATATCGTCATATTCATAAAAATTGTGCTGAAAGCTTTTTGAGTTCTGGATTATCGGCATGGATTCAATAACATTCATCGTATCAAAATCATACAGATGTGTTATCAGCCCGCCGAATACGAGCCTTTCGTTAAAAGCGGAGATAGAGTTGATATGGAAATTGTCATTTTCCTTTATCTTTGAGAGGTCTGTGACATGTTTTCCTGTCAACATTTTGTAGTCAGACATGCTTTCGCCAGTTATTTGATACAAGCCAATGATGTTAAAATCTAAATCGACTCGTACTATACAGTCTATAGCTGTAGACGTAACCCAAATAGAATCCGCGAAAAAGCATATCTCATGTATAGAGCGAAAGACTTCTCTGTCTTCGAGTTTTCTGACTACTTCGAAAGTCTCTTTATCTAGCTCTATTAGACTGGTTGCGCTGGCGACAATAATCCTGTCGTCCAAAACGCAAACCCCCCTAAGACCACGCTCACCTCCCCTTTCGTTGTCGTTGACGAAGTTCTCGTCATAGGGAGCGTAGTGGATTATGTTTTCGTCTTCTAAATCTATTATATAAAGACCACCGTGGTTAGAACCATGTTCAGCAGCCCTAACCACGGTGGTACAAATAATCTTCATTCCTAAACCTATGATGCTCTAAGGCTATCCCCGACAATCCATGCCCCGCCGAGAAGTACCATGTGATTAACTTGTTCTGCTGTAAGGCCAAGCCCGAATGCGTCGAATACTACAAATACGACGCCGCCAACAGCGACCCAAAATCTGCGAGATGAGAAAAGACCAGAAATTTTATTGACGTTTAACATTGGTGCTACCTCTTTTGATGTTTAATAATGTTGGAAACTTAACAGAATCCTCAGTCTTCTTAGTGCCTTCAGTCGTTTTGGCGCTTCCTCCTTCTATTGGCAATGAGATGATTTCTTCCAAGGTTGGTGTTTTGGCAGTTTCGTCAATAGCCCACAGGATATTTTCTTTCTCAGCGTACTTTTTCATCCGTCTTACTGGAACTATTAAATTAAAGGTTTCTCCAGCACCCCTGACAAGCATTCCAACATATTTGCCAGAGTTGGGACCAGCTTTTTCTGAGAGGAATATTCCTCCTCCAGACGACCCCGGAAAACCGGGGCATGAAGTTTGGTCAAATACTACACCATCTCCAGTCCCAAGGTCAAGAACTCTCCCTACCTGTGACATTATACCCCGCGTTTGGGAATTTGAGCCTAGTTGTCCGAGTAAACTTCCCACATGATATAGCTCTGTCCCAATCGAAACCGGTTTGTCCTTGTTGATATAAAACTCAACACCTTTTGATATAAAATCCCTCTTTCTAACCATCAACAAGGCTAGGTCTTCCCCATTTTCCGAATCGCTATACTTTATGACCTTTGCATCCATCTTAAGTTCACCCACCCGTCTTCCATTCTCAACAAGCTCCTTAACAATTTGAGCATCTTTGAATTCAATAACTCTTCTCGTTTGTCCAGCTTTTACAATTCTTCTTTCGGAGCGAAGGCCATCTACTACGTGGGCTGCTGTCCAGATAAAGTTAATTTTTTCTTTTCCTCTCTTAGTCTGTATCTCTCTGGTAATAATCACCCCAGAGCCTTCACCGAGACCTCCGGTTTTAACCGTTACAGATACGTCCTGTAAAAATTGTGAAACTGTGTCAACAGAGGTTTTCTCTTCCGCAATAGCGGTCGGAGATGCACAGATGATTAAAGCCGTTATAATAGTAGCTAAGAGTTTCATGTTATAGAATCCTTCCTGT